GCTCACCTTCCTTTACCGTATAAGGCATATACAAATAAGGATTCGAAGTAACTTTTTGAATAAACTGAGATCGTCGAGTAATATCGCGACAACGCGTTCCTTTATAATTGATAACTGGAAAATGTTCGAAATATTTAGCCATTGCCATCCCCCGGATTTTCTGCTGTTGCTACAATTTCTGGTAGTGCTTCAAATCCACCTTCTACATCTTCTGCTGTTTCAATACTCATCTCTCTAAACGATATTGAAATATCAATAGCCGCAGGTTTACCACCTTTAATAATTGCACTAATTGCATTGCCGCCTGAGTAGTTAATTGATACGTTATCAATCATACATGGTTTAAAACGTGGATAGAAAGAAGGATCAACACCAATTAAAGTTAATTCTGCAATTGCAGGATAATTTAAAAAGAGTCGACTAATTCCTGCGCCATTCTCTCCTGCAGATAGACTTTCAGTTGTTGGTAGTGCATTTCTTTTGAGTGTAGCAATAATTTCTTTTATCTGTTGAGAATCCTGAGCATTCGATGGGAAAAGACTCCAACTAAACTCGAATGTTTTGAGATTAACACCTTGGAATGCAAGTGTTTCTCTTGGGTTCATTGACTTGCCAGTAATCTGACTTACAGCCTGACCGATTGAAGGATCTAAACTACTCAGTAAGTATGTTGCTGCTTGGGCTGCATTACCAACTGATGCGCTTTTTAACACGTCAGTAATTCCCGAAAGAGTGTCTTGCAACGCGCCAGAACCATCGAATTCACCTGCGCCGATATTTTTGAAAACGTCATAAATTTGATTTCCAACTTTACCTGCAACACCTAACAAATCGCCTGGAAGCGAATATAAACTTTGGTTTGTATCTACGCCACCAGCCAATGTTCTTGCAATAGTGTCTACAATTGGATCTCTTTCAAGATTCGTAATATTAAGAGAAACACTATCTGTTATTTGAGATGGGAAAGGAAGTTCAATTGATGCCTGTTCTTTAATATCAACCCTTACTTGTCCTTGGCCTTCATCTTCTGCTTTTCCTTGTGATTCTAAACGAGTCTTTGCAACATATCGAGCATCAAGGTTTTTATAATCATATTTTTTAAGATTGATTAAAAGACTGTGAGGATAAGGTGTAGCAGGAAACGAATAACGAGCAACCCTCTGATTACCCTTTGATCTTGACATAACAAGCTCTGGTCTTGTGGATGCAGTCATGTTTTTTCCTGATTAGATAAATAGTAAATGGACGATTCTATCACTTATTTATATTGAAATCTTAAATGGCGTACAAAGGTAGATTTAGGCCGGCGAATCCGGCTAAATACAAAGGAGACCCAACTAAAATTATTTATAGGTCTTTGTGGGAATTTAAATTTTTCAGACACGTAGATAAACACCCGGATGTTATTTGGTGGGCTTCTGAAGAATTAGCAATACCTTATCGATCACCGATTGATAGTAAGCCACATAGATATTTTCCAGACGTGATTGTACACGTAAAAGACAAAAAGACTGGAATACCTAAAACAATTATGATTGAAATTAAGCCAAAAGCACAAACCCGTCCACCAGATGTAAGCAAAAAGAATGCTACAAAATCTGGGCGTATATCTCGAAGGTATTTAAACGAGGTAAAAACATGGGGAGTGAATGAAGCTAAATGGAAAGCGGCGAGACAATATTGTGAAAGTCGAGGTTGGGAATTTGCTATATACACAGAACACGAATTAGGAATTAAGTAAATGGCAACTACGTTTGACGAAATCTTACTCAAAGGCATACGTTCTGGTCAAGCACCGGGTAGAACAAAATCTGCTCGTGAGTGGTATCGTAATCAAGCCAAAGGTGTTAAGTCTTCTGCGGTTGAAACAGAAAAGATGGTACGAGAAATGCGTAGTAATGCAGTGGGTCGTATTACTTTTGGTGAAATGTATATGTTTCGTTACGATCCAAAGCATAAAGACACTCTTCCATACTACGACACATTTCCTTTGATATTTCCAATAAATAGAGCTAAGGGTGGATTTCTTGGAATCAATTTACATTATCTTCCACCAGTGCTTCGTGCAAAGTTGATGGATGCGCTTTATGCGACAGCTACAAATAAAAAGTATGACGAAACAACTAGACTTAAGATTTCGTATGATATTTTAAACTCGGCTACTAAGTATAAAGAATTTAAGCCTTGTGTAAAACACTATTTGAATGGTCAAGTAAAATCGAGATTTTTAAAAGTTGAATCGTCAGAATGGGATATTGCACTCTTCCTTCCATCAGCTAGGTTCGAAGGTGCATCCAAACAGAAAATTTACGCAGATTCAAGAAGAATAATTAGAGGATAAGATGCCTTTCAATATAAGCGATTTTAGATCTACATTCGATAGATTAGGTGGTCCAGCAAGATCAAATCTATTTGAAATGCGTATCTCGAAACTACCTCGAGGAACAGCCAATAGTTCTCAATTAACACCAAGAGATTTTAGATTTTTTTGTCAGAGTGTACAAATTCCTGGCATACAATTCGAAGAATCAACACAAGTACACGTTGCTCAGCAAAAGAAAACATTTCCTGTAGGGTTTAATACTACACCTCTACAAACAGTCTTTATGCTTGATTCAGATCACCAAATCATGACGTTCTTTCATCAATGGATGCAACAGATTGTAAGATATGGAGCTGAAGGAGGAAACTTTTCAGAAATCGATGGAAAGCTTCCATATGAAATAGGTTATAAGGATGACTATTCAACAGACATTACGATTCATCATTATACAACAGACAGTTTTGCAAGTAGCTATTATGAAACAAAACTAGAGAATGCACATCCTATTCAAATGGGCGATATTGATTTATCGTGGTCTGATAACGATTCATATCTCACTTTACCAGTTTCATTTGTTTATGATCGAATCAGTTTCTCTGGTGAAAAGGCTGGATCAAATTCAAACAGTCTTAATCGTGGAAATGGATTACTCGATACAATCGGCGCAATCGCTGGTTTTGCAGATGTGGTCAAACAAACAGTTAATCAACGCAATTCACCTACAAGTATTCAAGACGCGGTGAATCGCTTTACAAGGGTACGGAATTCGTTTGATAATATATCCGATAGATTCGGTGGTGGATAACAAGGAGTTATATAATGGGCGCATTGCCAAAAATCGATTTGCCTCTTTATGAGTTAGAATTACCTTCATCTCAAGAAAAAGTAAAATACAGGCCTTTCACAGTTAAAGAAGAAAAGATTCTTCTCGTCGCACAAGAAGCAAACGATACTGAACAAGAAATTTTAGCAGCTAAACAAATTATTAATAATTGTTTGATCGATACCGATGTTGGTAAATTACCAATGTTTGATCTTGAATATATTATGATGACTTTAAGAGCAAGATCTGTTGACAACATGATTCAATTTGCTATTAAAGATCCTGATACTCAAGAACAAGTAGAGCTTACACTTGATATCGAAAAGGTAAAAGTAGTAAGAGATAAAAATCATACAAACAAAATTAGAGTGAATGATGATTATTATTTGTTTTTAAAATATCCAACAATTGATGAGTTTGTTAAAATATCAAAGCTTTCGACTGATGATCCTCTTGCAAACTATTTTGTGATGGTATCATGTTTAGATACGCTTGCAAGTGAGGATGAAGTGTATGAATTCTCAGAGTACAGTGAAGAAGAAATTGATAACTTTATGGAAAGTATGGGCGCTGATGTAGTAAAAGGTATTCAATCATTTTTTGAAACAATGCCAAAGCTACGACATGAGATACCATATACGAATAGTGCAGGAAAAGAACAAACATTTGTGTTGGAGGGCATGCGCAGTTTTTTTATCTAACGCTGTGTCATATATCGCTCAGTGATTTTTATCAAATCATTTTCTCTTTGGCACAGCACCATAAATACTCAATATCCGATATTGAAAATATGATGCCCTACGAGAGAGATTTATACTTTACAATGCTAATTAACTGGATAGAAGAACAAAACGAAAAGAGAAAAAGTGAAGGGCTGAACGAGGAAACGAAGGGGGAATGTCCCCGCAAACAATGGCAAGCATTGATCGATTGCAAAAGGAAGGAAACCTACTGAGAAACAGTGGGACTCATTCGATTCGTTCTGTCAAAATGGATCTTGCAAAATTCGGTAGTGTTTTCAATTCCATTAGTACTCAACTCGCAGATCAAACATCTTATTTTGCTTCTCTTGATTCTCGCAATGAGGCTATGCTCGAAGAGCAAAGGCGTCAAGCAGATTTAAAAGAATTAGAAGATAATAAGCCTAATCCTATAGCAGATGCAATTGCAGATCTTACGCAGAAAGCAGATCTTTTAAATGCAGAAACTGCGTTGATGGAAGCTAAATCAAAAAATAGAGAAGAAAAGGGTGGCATTATGTCCATGCTTAAAAGCTTCTTACCAAGTATGAGTTCAATGCAAAACATTGCTCTTGGTGGCGCTGGTCTATTTGTTGGTTATAATATGGTGAAAGGATTAATTGATGGAAGAACTGGTGGGGGATTTACTAAATTTGAAGATGAAATGATTCGAACCTTTAAAGAAGTTGACTGGGGATCAGTCGGCGATTCCTTTATTGAGTTTGCATCTAAAGTTCCATCGGCATTAACAGCAATTACAGATTTTCTTACTAGTCCTCTTGGAGCGATTGCAGCGGGCTCAGCCGCGATAGCTGCAGCAAATCCAGGCCTACTTTTAAGAGGTGCAAGCTTATTAATGCCTGGACCAGCACCAACTACCGTACCACAACAGGCCCCAGGCGGAACGCCACCGAAGGGTGGAGCAAAAAGCTTAATGACTGCAAGAAATGCAGGATTAGCAATTGCCGGTGGTGCAGCAGTTATATACGCACAAGACATTGGTGATTGGGTTTCTAAAAATGTAGGTGGATTAACTGAAGATGAAATTAAAGACACTCCTGTTGACGAATTTATTGGTGTTGGTGCGGCAATAGCTGGTGGTGCAACAATTGGTAAATTGTTTGGTCCTAAAGGTATATTGGTAGGTGCGGCCCTCGGTGGTGTTTATGGAGTAGGAAAAACACTATACGACATAGTTTCAAGAACAGATTTAGAAGATGTTGATGCTACGCTAGCGGCAGAAAGAATAGCTCAATTAAACGCTGAAGGTGCACAAGAAGTTTTAGATCAAAATGAGCAAGGCTTAATTAATCTTAGTGAACAACAATTAGAAGCAGTTCGAAAACAATCAGCGGGCCCAAGCCAAG